TCTACACGATCAAGATCGGTAGGCGGTGGCGTTGCTCCTGATGTTCCTAGTGGAACGAGGGCTGCCGGTAGTGGGTTATAACGTGAGAATCTCAACGTATCGCCACCATGCCGAGGAAGCAGTTCAGGATCGGCTACATACTTATAGATGTAATTTGGTGTTGGTGTTGAGAGGAGTTTGAGCGCAAAAGTCTGCTGCACTTGTGGCGGCATACTTGTAGCAGTGACAATATTTGCCATAGATCACCTTAAAGTTAAAGTAAAACTTTAAGTCTGGACGAATGACTTAGACCATTTTTGCGTCCGTAACCTTAAGCGTGGACGAGTCACTTAATTGGCTTTTGCGTCCGGATGGGTGAACGACTTCCAATTACATTCACCAAGACTATAACACTTTTGATTATTGAATTGCAAAAAAAGAACCGGTGCTTGTGCTACCGGCTCTAATTTTTATGGTTGGTACCATAAGAGAGTACTTCTTATCTACGACCTGACTTAATTGATCGCTCCATCTCTTCTAGAAGAGATTTCTGCAGCTCAGGAGTCAATTCAGGGCCATTAGCAAACGCATTAGCCTTAGTAAGTGGGTTAGTCCCACGCTGTGGCTGTACCATTGAGATTGATTTAGGCTTCTGTGCGTTACGATTAATCGCTGCTTGCTCATAATCGTAGTCATCGTTTGGTTTAGTGAGTATATCAGATGATTTGATAAGTTTATAGGCTAGAACACCTTTAGCATAAAGTGTAGGAGCAGCTTCAACAGCCATATAAGCCTCAGGGTCAACTTGTTTAAGCTTTTCCAGATTCTGCATGCTGACTATAGTGTCTATGTCAGAATATTTAACTTGAAGACGCTGTATCTCAGATTGCTGTTTGAGTTGATCAAGTTCTACCTTAAGGCGATTAAACTCTTTCTTGACGTGGCGCATCTCAGGAATATCAGTATCGCCAAGCTCAGGTTCTTGGGGCTGTACTTGTTGTGGTTGTTGATAGACGCGTGCACGCTCAAGCTCTTGGCGATAGAAACGCTCCTGTTCATACATACGTTTTTCAAGATCTTCGTTCTTGGTTCTTAGTTCCTTAAAGGACTGTGATGGTGCTTTTGTTTGCTGTTGTTCTTCAGCCTGCTGTTGGGGAGCTTCTTGAACTTCTTCGGTTTGCTCTACTTCAGTAGCTTGTTCTGCTAGCTCTTGCAATGCTTCATTCTTGATATCGTCTGACATGCATCGGCTCCTTGGGTTAATGCTGAATTATTTTTAACTCTATCTGTGGTGATTCTAGCGTTTCGCCATTCAACTTCATAGCTAATCTTAAGAGTGTGCCATCATAGTAATCAAGAATATGCCCCAAAAGTGCACGTTCTTCAGGCACCACTTCAAGCGCATAATTACGATACATCCGACACGCTTCTTCTACAGGTAATGCCCATAACAGCTCTAGCTTGTCATCGTACCAGTGATACTGATACACCGATTGATCAAAGAACGGTGTCGGGCATGCTAAACGTCCCGCAAAGTAATTGCGTACTACGATCTTTATGAGTGGTTCTTTCTTGGTCAATACCTCTATAAAGAAGTCAGAGTGCTTAAAAATCTGCTTGTGTGTTTCAAGACACTCAAAGAGATTCTTTATATAGTCTTGCTCGTTTATCCTAGCTAACTCTATCGGATCACGTGAGTCTTGTGGTTTCTCCATAATCTCACGAGCTATTTTACCAAGAGTCTCTTTACGGGGGCCAAGTATTTTCTTTTTCGTCATGTATTACCTCTCAAATTTGCCTTAAAAGATAATACAATCGGTGCTTAAACACAATTCCTACTACGCTCAAAGAGCTTCGAAGGACAAGAAAAATACCCACGCTGTTACACATGGGTATTAACATGATTTCTATCTGAAAGAAGAGCTATTTTACCATCATTACCGCTTTCTTTTTAATGGGTTTCTTCTTTTTCTTTGGTATCTTAGCGCCGATATCACGAGCCTCAGAGAGACTGATCGCTAGAGCCTGTGCCGGCTTCTTTACGATAGGGCCTTTCTTTGAACTTGAATGCAATTTCTTTGCCTTAAACTCGTGCATGACAGAAGCAATCTTTTTAGAGCCCTTACTCATCTTTTTTGCCACGTTATTCACCACCAAATTTATAAAACGCCACCATAATAATGGCAACTATTACAGCCACACCTGACATTAGATATATATATTTTGACATGATAAGCCTTTCGGTATCGTCGGGGGGGCAATGAAAGGTACCCCCCGTAGGAATTAGACGTCGAACGTCTCATCGCAGTGCATCAACCAAGACCACCATCAAAAGTAGCATTCTGGGGGATTTTTACTTGCTCTTGAGGCGATTCCTGATCTTTTTTATTACGCTTTTTGGGTTTCAGCTTCCCTAAAACACGCAATGCTATCTCTTTAGCCTTGTTGTTGGGTCTTGGAGCTCCAGGCATTAGTAGGTCCTTGTCTTCTTGCCATTGCTCAACTTAGCGGCATCGCTGTTGAGCTGCCCATCAATACCTGAAATACCATCATAAGGCGTAGGTGCGGTATGATAGCCGGCTTGTGGGAATTCTTTCATAACAACTCCTGAAGGAAATAGACCGTCGCTTGATGATACAGGATAATCAGAAGAGTTTGAGCCTTCCCTGAAGCCTGAAACCATAGATTTTGTTTTTGAAGAGTAACGTCTTTTGGCCATGTCGGATCCTTGTAGAAACTGCCCTTCGTAGCTTTAGCGTAGTAGGGCAAGGTTGGTTCCTCTAACCACAAGAGGAAGATACGACAAGTCTATATCAGGTCAGTAAAGTTTTGCTAGGAGATCTTATCGACTATGTTTCATAGTGGCGGGGTGAGCGAGATTTGAACCCGCGCTCTCACGCTCGACAGGCGTGTGCTTTAACCAACTAAGCTACCACCCCGAAAATTGTGGCCACCGATGAAACACTAAAAGGAATTGGAAGATGTGAAGAGAGACGGTGACCACAGCTAAAGATTACTTTTTCTTTGTAGGTTTCTCAAGTTTAGGTTTATCATAACGAGTTAATAAATCAGATGGGAATGTCTGACTTTCAACTGTCGGCAAGTATTCTGTTGTTTTAACAGGAATACCATTATCCTCTAAAACTTTTTCAAATCTTTTTATCCATTCTTCGTGAGTCATTACATTCCTCTAACGCTTCGATTATCTTCTGCATATGTTCTCTATCAATACGCTCAGCTTCCAGCATCGCTTGTTCTACATAAAAGTCACGCCCTACGGTCATCACTACCCCATCATTTGTGGTTGCTGTTGCACATTTGGTTGTATTTGCGGGGTATTTTGACCAAGATTTGGTTCTTTTTCATCTTTTGTAGTAATAGCAGCTTCAGCAGCCTTCAACATTTGTGACATCTCTATCAATTGGCGTATATTGGAAAGATCAAGCCCCTCAAGCTCACGCATTGTCTTTACTAAGTCAAGCATTCCTGCATGGTCTTCTGCTACAGCCTTATGTTTTCTTTCATCGGCTGCGGCGAAGTTTTCGGAGATTCTAGAGTATCGTTCCCCGGCCATCGCTTCATCAGCCTTAGCGCGTGCCTCTGACAATTTAGCACGTGACTGTAGTTCTTGCATCTGTATCTGTTGTTGTTGCTGTTGCATCTGTGCTTGCTGTTGTTGTTCTTGTTCAATTCCCTCAATAAGCTCATTCTTATTTTGAACGGTTATAGCATTAAGTAAAGCCTTAGGCGGTATAGGTATACCCATCTCATGTAAACGTACAAGCGTAATAAACTCTTGTTGTCTCTGGGTTGTCGTATTGACTCCCTCCTCAACAGCACAGTCATACTTGCCAAAGTTCTTATTGTAGAACTCTTGAGTCGGCTGCTCGGCAATAATACGTTGTATTTTTGCGGGGGTGAAGTTGTTTTGCATCATCTTGATCATAAGACGCCCTAATTGCTTCATAGATCGATCAAGCTTGTCGTAAACACCCTGAAGCATGGTAACCCCAGCCCCTTGTCTTAACATCTCTAGAATGCCCGCTTTCTCGTCTGTGGCTGAACCAAGCATTGCCTCGTTGACACCTGAGATTTCTTGTATTTCTTTAGCCATAAGCTCCGAAAGGGCAATGTATGATTGTGGGACGTCGGGCGGGTTCATTGGTTGTACGGCTTCACCAAGTGGGTATTCACGCTTGACACCGATTTGTCTGCCTTGACCTGTTTGGTGTACATCATCGGGATTGATTAACATATCAGGGTGATAGATGAGTGGGTTAGTTAAACGTGACTCAATCATGTCCAGCTCTGAGATACGTCTACGGTTATAGAGATACTGGGCATCACGGAGTGTTCTGACAATACCTTGCACACGCCAGTTCCAGTACGGTATTTCAGGGTTGAAGTACGTCATCACCGGCACAAAAGGGTAATCATCAATCTCTGTGTACTCATCGTACAGTGTTTTATTATTGACTAAAATTGCTTGACGTACCGTTGGGATAGTATTTTCTACGACCGTTACGCTTGGATACATTTGTAAGAAGAGTTTCATTTTCTCATCGTCGGTTGATTTCCACTCAAACGTATCACCGGTTTCTTTATCAACAAGTAATTTTTGTTTCCTGAAAGCACGGTAATAGTATTCATCGTAGGTGAGCTTATCAAGCTGATCGAAGGCGAATACTTCAGGCATGTACTGAAACTTCTGGTCACGTGCGCCACGGCCGCCCTCCATTGAAGATATATCTTTTGAGAAGTCGGGGAGTAACGACATGGCTTCTTGCTTGGTTACATATGACCGTCTCATGATCCCATTACAGTCAGACAAGTCAGACTTACGGGTGAACGTATCCATAATGAACGAGTTATACGGTACGGAATCCACTTTAATGTCACCTGAGATAGGATCCTTGCGGTAGTCCATATACACATGGAGCATATACAGTCCCGTAACACAGGCACCCTCAAAGGCATCGGATATAGTATTGCCTATTGATTCCTGTTGGTCAGCCCAGTAAAGCA